TGAAGATACTGATGTTACAAGAAGATTACTTGCTGAAAAACTTAAACGTGCTCATAAAAACTAATTCACATGAACTACGAAAAAGATATTCATATTGATGAAACTGCTCTTGATGTTGAGTGGTTGGAACAATCTGAACTTGCTATTAAATATGGCAAGTATTGGTCTGCTTGTAAAGACAGAGTTACCCGTGCTGAAGAAAATATTAAGTTAATTCGTGCTCAACTTATTGCAGAAGCAAACGATGACCCTGTTAAATGTTGTAACAAAGAAAAACCAAATGCCGCAGATATTGAAGCATACTATCGTCGGCATAAACGTCATATTAAGGCAAAAGAAGAATGGTTAGATGCTTTAAAGGAATGTAATGATGCTGAAATTGTAAAGAATGAAATTTCATTTACACGAAAAGCAGCCTTGGAAAACCTTGTACAATTACACGGACAAAATTACTTTGCAGGTCCTTCTATGCCACGTAACCTTCAGGGAGAAAGGGAAAGAAAACAAGAAAAAAGAAAAGAAAGTGAATCGAGAATTAGAATACGTAAATCTTAAATTTTAATGATTATGAAAAAGAAAAAGTTTAATTTTGCAGGAAAAATCAGTAGTAATGCCGCAGCCAGAAAAAAAGGTTTTGGTTATGGACATCTTCTTACAAATGGGTTGGATGTATGGACACCAGAAGTAGATTCCAAAGTTGTTATGGACATTTTACCATACCTTGTAAAGGATAAAAATCATCCTGATAAAGACAAGGAAAAAGGAATAGCAATGGAAGGAACATATTGGTTTAAAAGACCTTTTAAATTCCACAGAAACGTTGGTGCTAAAAACAGTTCTGAAATTTGTTTACAATCTTTTGGAAAGAAATGTCCTATTTGTGAATACCGGGATAAACTTAAGAAGGATCCTGAAGCGGATGAGGATGCAATAAAAGCATTAAAACCAAGTGAACGTAATTTGTACGCTGTTGTAATCACAAAAATTAATGGAAAGAAACAAGAAAGAAAACTTCAATTATTTGAATTTTCAGATTACCTTTTCCAGGAAAAATTTGTTGAACAACTTGAAGATAAACCGGAGTTTGAAACATTCCCAAATCCTTATGAAGGTGCTTCAGTTAGTGTTAAATTTGCAGAAACCAATCTTGGTGGAAACAAATTCGCAGAACCAACAAGATTTGATTTTGAACCCAGATCAAAACAATATGATGATGAGTTTATTGATGAAATTCCTTGTTTGGATGAATGTTTGCGTGTACTTACCTATGATGAACTGAAGGCTAAGTTCATGGAAAATGATGATGTAGATAACGAAGAGGAAGAGGATGAGGATGAGGAAGAAAGAAAACCTGTAAAGAAAGGTAAAAAACCTGTAAAACCTGAACCAGAGGAAGAGGACGAAGACGAGGAAGAGGAAGAGGAAGAGGAAGAGGACGAAGACGAGGAAGAGGAAGAGGAAGAGGAAGAGGACGAAGACGAGGAAGAGGAAGAACCTGCTCCACGTAAACGTAAAACAGCCGTAGCAGACAAAAAGAAAGAAACTCCTAAAAAGGGAAAGAAAGAACTTACTTGTCCTCACGATTATCGTTTTGGTAAAGATACCAATAAATATGATGAATGTGAAGATTGTGAACTTTGGAACGAATGTTATGCGGCTAAGAAACAATCTTTGAAAAAGTAAGATTATGGTTTTACTTAAAACTAAGACAAGAGAGAGGGGTATCGAAGATACCTCTCTCATTGGATTTAAAATTCAAAAAGATATATCTTCTTTTCTTTCTTTATTTTGTTTAGCTAAAGGAATTACCAAAACCTCTATTTTAACAAAATTATTGAAAGATTGGACTATTTCTGAGCAACAAAAGAAAATTACAAAAGAAAGTTTAATTAATTCTATCTCTGAACGTGCTTTTGATACTTGGAGAAATTTACCCAAGAAGAATAGATCTTTTCAAGGATTTTTAAATTCTTTAAGAATTGAATTCCACTTTAAAGGGATTGATGATAAGTATATTGACCAAATTTTAGAAAAAGTACAAGATGAAAAAGATAAAGAATGAGATTCCTTTAAATGAACAAATAAAAAGACATTCCAGAAAAACCACACGTAAAAAGAAATATGATGGTTCCCTGGAAACGGTTGTGTCTACCGGCAGTACATTATTAGATTTAGCCATTAGTGGTGGTAGGATACGAGGTGGTGGTATTCCAACAGGTATCCTTATGGAAATCTTTGGTCCAAGTGGGGCAGGTAAAACCGTACTACTTTGTGAAATTGCTGGAGATATACAAAGGAAAGGTGGGGACATAATGTTTCACGACCCAGAGGCACGACTTAACAAACAATTTGCCCAAATGTTTGATGTAGACTTTGATAGAATTGATTACACTACACCAGATACTGTAACAGAGGTTTTTAAAGGTGTTCGGGAATGGAAGCCAACAGGAACAATTAATGGTGTCTTTGCAGATTCTTTAGCAGCACTTTCCACTGATATGGAAATGGATAACAAAGATGGTGATAAAATGGGAATGCGTCGTGCAAAAGAATTTAGTGAAGAATTACGTAAAACTTGTCGTATATTAGCCAAAAATAACTTGCTGATGGTAGCAAGTAATCAAGTAAGACAAAATCTTGATGCAGGTCAATATGGACAAAAATATACAACTCCTGGAGGGCTTGGTGTTGGTTTTTACTCATCTTTACGTTTACGTGCGGGTACACCTGAAAAGATTAAAGTAAAACAAAAAATTGCAGGAAGGGAGGTTACAAGAGTAATTGGTGTTGAAACACAAATCGAAGTACATAAAAGTTCAGTTTGGAAACCTTTTCATTCTGCTCCTGTTTACATACTGTTTGATTATGGTATTGATGACATTCGTGCTAATTTACAATTCATCAAAGACTTTACCAAAAATACAACTTATACTATTAATGAGGAAAAGTTAGATGTAGGATTAGAAAAGTCTATTGCTATAATTGAACGTGATGAACGTGCTAATGAACTCCGTGAACAAGTAATTGATTTATGGGAAGAAATTGAAGAAAAATTTGTAAGTGAACGTAAACCAAAACAAAGATGAGTACTGAAAGAATTAAATTAGAGGACAACACAAGGAACGTTATCATGAAAATGTCCAATGGAAATCCAGGAGCAATGGATGCTGTTATGAGATTATTAAAGCCAAACAACATTGATCCTGATAATGTTTTAGGTGGTTTAGGTATGGTTTTACTAATGGATACCTATGGAATTTATGGAACAGATATTTATGTTCTGTATAATGATATTTGTGGTAGAAATTTAGCAAAAATGATAGCAGTATTACGGGCAACTCAAATAGGAATGTTTAGTAGTGATATTTTAAAAGATGCTTGTTCAAGACAAGATTATTCTGGACGTGCTATGGTTCCTGTTAATGAGTTATGTTTAAAAGTAAAAGAAAGATTACCAAATTTTAATTTGGAAGGGTGATTATGGAAACAAATGAATGGCTTGCACTTATTTTTATTGCCTTATTTGGATGCTTTGCTTTACTATCAACAATAGCCTTTGGAATGGTGAGTATTATGAGAAAGTTAGAAGATATAAAAGAGAAACTATGACAAAATTAACAGTTGAAATAATTCCGTATTTATGTTGGCATACTTCTGAATGTAATTTATCAACTTGTGCAGGTTGTGGTGATATTATATTTTCTGAAAATTTTAAATTATATATTGATCTTATGGTAAATAAAAAAATAAAAACAGAATCAGACACAGGCATAATTTTGTGTCGTTCTTGCTATGATATTTATGCAAAATAAAATAGGATTATGACAAAAAATGATGAGCAACTAATTAAAAACGCTAATCATTTGTATTGTGTAGATTGGTATTTGGCTGATCAAAAGACTAAAAAAGTTGAAACTAAAGAAGCCAAAACTGAATCACAAAACATTGCAAAACGATTACATCATAAGGAAGAATATTTATCAGACTTGTTATGAAAAAGCAAATATTTGATTTACGGTCTAATATGAGAACCTTTACCCATAAGTTTTATAAAGGTTGGACACCGCAGGATTTTAAAAATGAATACCTTAAAATCCAGATGCACACCAGTACATTAACCAAATCACAAAGAGAAACTGTCATCAAATACGTTAAACGTAATGCGGATAAGAACGAATAAACATTTAGTTGTTTTAACCAACGACCCTTCTCTCACTGCTTGGGGTTACTGTGTTATGAAAAATGACATAGTTTTAGAATGTGGGTGCATTAAAACAGCACCTGAACATAAAAAGAAAAGAATACGTAAATCTGATGATACGGTTCGCCGTATCAGTGAAATAAATAAAATACTTTTAGGTCTTATTAAACGACACGAAGTAGACTTTATTTTAAGTGAAGCACCACACGGTAGCCAAAATGCTTCTGCAGCAATGATGGTAGGTATTGTTGCCGGTATGATACAAACTATTTCAGATACATTAGAAATACCTGTAGAGTGGTACAGTGAAATGGATAGCAAAAAATTTGTATTAGGTAAAAAATCTGCAGTTAAAGTAGAAATGATTAATGCTATTAAAAAACTGTATGACGTACCTTGGAAGAATATTAAATATCACGACGAAGCCGTTGCCGATGCTATTGCGGTTTATCGTACTGCCGTTGGATTGTCACCTACATTAAAACTTTTAAAATAATGTACCATATCAAAGAAGGCAACAAAACACTTTGCGGTAAAAAGATTGATAAATCAATCAGTACGATTAGTTCAACTTCGGCAAGTAGGGCTACTTTATCGAATTGCTGTCCTTTATGTAAGGCAAAATATATTGAACAATTACAACATTTTACCCAAATTAAAGAAGAAAAAGATGGATGATGAATATATTTTAGAACACCTTAAAAAATGGGTTCCTTTATTTTATGGTAAGGAAAATGCTCAATACGCTTTTTCCAAGAAAAAAGGTGATTACTTTTATTTTGGTTACGAAAACGGTGACGATTTTGTAACCAATAAAGTAACTAAACCCGTAGCAATATTCTTAGCGATAGATAATACCTCATTTTTAAAGTTCTTAAAAAAACAAGGAATTGACAAAGATACGTTACAACCAATTAAAAGAACAAGACGAAATGAATAAACAAAGAGAGATTGGATATTATTGGGTAAAAACACGACGTACTAAAATTTGGATGATTGCTAAATGGTGGCCCAACCTAAATAAAGGAAAAGGTTTTTGGGACACTATGCAAACCATTGAAAATGATACAAGAGGAGGATTTATTGAAGTTGATGAAAGAAGAATTAAACGTATTGAAGAAGAAAAACCTATAATAAAAAGAACCAGAAAACATGATACGCAATCTGACAATAAAAAACTTTCAAAGCCACAAAAAGTCGTTTCTGGAATTCCACAAAGGGTTAAACGTCATCGTAGGACCAACTGATTCAGGTAAGTCTGCTATTATACGTGCTTTACGATGGGTAGTGTGGAATAAACCATCTGGAGATTCTTTTCGCAGTACGTGGGGAGGAAATACACACGTAAGCATTGAAACAGATTCCCACAGCATTGCAAGGAATAAAGGAGATCATAATAATTATGTATTAAGAAATACAGGGGAAGAAGAAGTTATTAAATTTAACGCCATAGGTGCTAACGTACCTGATGAAATAGTACAGGTACTAAATATGGATGAAGTAAATCTTCAACAACAACTTGACACACCTTTTCTTTTAAGTGAATCCCCAGGTAAGGTAGCTGCTTTCTTAAATAAGGTTGCTGGTATTGATTTAATTGACAAAAGTATTAAAGATATCCAAAAGGAAATTAAAGATACTGAACGTTCAATTAAGATTAAACGAGAGCAATTAAAAACAAAGAAACAGGAAGTGCTTGCCTATAATGAATTGGAAAAAATAGAGATGGACATTGAACGACTTGAAGAACTTGAAAAACGAAGAAATACTTTAAGTAGATATAAAAAGGAATTAACCAGCCGTATTATTTCAATCCAAACCATTCTTGTTAAAATAAAACAAGAATCTGCTATACTTGAATTAAAACCTATTGTAGATTTATATATTGGTAAAATTGAAGATAAGAAAAAACTTGAAGAACGTTATATAAGTTTAGCCAAGAAGATTAAAACCATTAAATCTGTTAATTCAAAGATTCAAATATATGCAGGGTATTTAGAACTTGAGGAACCTGTAAAGGTACTAATTACCAAAGTTAATTCTAAAGCCGTTCTTACAACGAAATACAGTAGGCTTAATACTTTACTAACAAACTATAATAAAGTTAAAGAAAACATATTGACATCGCAAGAAAACGTAGATAAATTAACTATTAAATACACTACAAATTTACCGGACACTTGTCCTCTATGTGGAACCAAATTAACTTGTAAAAAGCTATGAAATTAATTCTTACAGGTGATTGGCATATTCGGGAAACAAAACCTGTTTGCCGACTTGATGATTATTGGCAGACCCAATGGGAAAAGATTGATTGGATTGCTAATTTAGCAAAAAATTATAATTGTCCTGTACTACATTCAGGTGATTTATTCCATCATTGGAAACCAAGTCCTTATCTACTG